AGAAGCTCGTCCTCCCGTAAAAATCATATTATTTTAATAATACCACAAAAGCATTTTTTCTTTTTTCGATAAAGCAATTATAAAAATAATTGACGAATAAAATCGTATAAAATTGGTATAAGCAAAAAATTGTCGGTATATAATCCATTAATGTGCATTGTAGGTTATAAAGTTTAGTTTAAAAAAAGTGATAATTTTTGAAAGGGAAATAATTAAAAGACTTATTTTGCCAAGTACAAATTTTATTAGGAAAATAAAAGTTAGAGGTTCCAAGGTCACTGACCTTGGTCGTCTAAGGAAAAGGGATACTTAAGGGGAAAGGGACTCGAAATCCCTTTCCCCTTAAGCGTGCTTTCTTTTGGAGCTTTTCTTTTCACGCAAAAGAAAAGCGGAATGGTAGGCATTTTATTATAATGTATAAGTAGTTTACAGGCAACAAACTTATAAAATAATCTTTCTGACTTATTCCTACTTACGCAATTAAAAGGCTCTCGCCATTGTATTCAAGCCGCAAACGGCAAGCCATTTGGCTGTCAGACATTGTATAAAAGAAAACTATTTGCGGGCGTTGCCCACACCCACAACCTTTGAAAAGGTTGACCAAACTTTTAACTTCGGGCAGAAAATTTTTCTTTCTCTTAACTTTGTTGTCCGACCGAAAGTCGGCTAAACCATATTCACCCCAACTTTTGAAAAAGCATCTTATTTTAATTAAAATAAAATCTGATGAATTTTATATTATAGAAATCGCAGGTTGTAAGGTCGTTTGTGTCAAGCTCGTTTATAAGAATATAGTTTGCCGCAACGCCGAGCAAATATCCTGATTTTGTAACAATTGTATTTGAACCCACAAGAAAATCAATGGATACTCTTCTTCCGATTTGAGTGCGTATAAAACCGTTTAGATATTGCACACTTTCGGCTGTTACCTCATACGGATTTTTTATGTCGGTCAAAAGGCTTGCCGTCGACATTGCAGTCTGATTGTTTTGCATATTTTGCATATTCTGTTCGTTTATCATTGCGGGGGTCGGCAATGTTTCTGGATTGTACGGCTGGGTTGAATCTATGTTCTGAATTTCACGAACCGCCAAATCATTTGCAACTTCGTTATTTTGACTTTCGGCAGGGATTGTCTGTGTAAGTTGATTTATCGACTGCCCCGACGCAGGATTTCTTCTATTCAGTGCCTGTTGATCAGGACTGAAACTTTGATAATTCGGACTTGTGGGGCTAACCAATGTAGCCAGGTCAAGTATGGATGGAATTTCGTAACCGTATTGCTGTATGGTATTTGGAATCTGGTTGTTTATACAATTATAATTATTGCAGGCTGAGGGATTGGTGTCGAGATTATACAGAGTATTTGGGTTGAGCTGCTGCGCCTTTTTATTGTTGATGTAATTTACCAAAACAAATCACTCCTATGTGTTTTTGTAAGCCTGTGTCGGAGAATAAAAACAATGTTTACCGATACGATTGTAAATCACGCCGATATTGGTAGGAAAATAGTTTGGACAGGTTGAGGAATAAGGATTAAAATAGAATAAAGAATTGCCGACCGAGCTGTCAGTATTGCCTGCAAGTGCCCAATCTGCAATTTCGTAGTGTATATCTTCAGGTACAATATTATACACATTTTGCGAATTGTACTGACCCCCTACGGAAGTCTTTAAGCAGGTAAACTGATTTGGCTGTGTAATGATTGCCCGCACATCTCCACCGTTGCTTATCCGTGCAAATTCCCCGTAAGGAACAGTTGACCTGTTGATAATCACAGAGGCAACCGCACGCATACCTTCAATCCCCTCTCCTCCGCTTTCGCATTTTAACAACCGAGCAAACAATTCTCTTGTGTCAAAAGCCATAAAATCACCCGCCTTACGAAAAATAATTCGGTATTGCTTATTCATTTCATTTTATGATAAAATAATAATTTAGTTACAGGTATTGACAATTTTTAATTGAGCCGTTATAATAGTTGAGTACGATAATTTAATATGGAGATGTACCCAAGTGGCTGAAGGGTCTGGCTTCGAACACCAGTAGGTCGGTAACTCCGACGCGAGAGTTCAAATCTCTCCATCTCCGCCAAAAGCACTCGAGCAATCGGGTGCTTATTTTTTGTGATAAACACTGAAAAATCGGCTAATTTGCTATGTTTTTCAATCACTCAGCCTTTGCTTTTTGAGTGAATTTCGGTATCAAACAATATCAGCTAAAATCAATAAAGTTACACAGTAAATTACACAGTAAAAGCCCCTCAAATACCACTTTGGTATCCGAGGGGCTAAACTTATGTATTATTCTTTTTTATCGGTATCATAATCAGTCTTACTGTCAACCGAGTCTTTCAATCTGTGTACAATTTTAACTAAAAACGGTGGAATCGGTGTTCCAAGCTCACTCAGATTTTCGAGAATACTTATAAGCTCATTGATAATAAGCCATACAGCCACAATCAATCCAAAGCAGTAGCTGCTGTAGTCAATTCCCACGCTTGTGAGTCCTGCGCAGATAAGATAATCAACAACACCGCCCACGCATACGAGAACGAGGTAGCTAACCTTCTTCAGTATTCCGATTAAACCTGTTTTACTTTTTAATTCACCGTTTCTGTACGCAGATGTCAATCCTGTAATATAATCAATAAGCATTACAGCGATGAGCACGAGAATTGGGATAAGTAAGATATTAAAATACGATATAAGTGCACCGATAGCTACTGAAACAGTAGCCTGAATAATATTGTCTTTCATTTTTCATTCCTCCAATTTCTTACATTTATTTTCAAACTTTTTATAAGCGTCAAAATAAAGCTCGTTTTTATCACCGTTATAGGTAATTTCGTAGTACATACCATCCGGTAGAGAAGTACTTATCAAAGCTTTATAGTTTTGTAATGTTTTACAAGACCACACGACAAACACTTCAAAATCAGGAATTTCTTCCGATTTATCAAGATGAGCTAAAACATATTCTGAAACTTCAATTCTTGCCAAATCTAAAAAATTATTCATAGCTAACCCTCCATTATGTCAAAGTAATCTGCAGACCGTCAATCTTTGTGCCGATAACGCCTGCGTAGCCGTCCTGCTCGCTGTTTTTTTCGGTGTTGTGCTGCCAATCCCAAAAGCCTGCACCCTGCTTACGCACTCTGTATGTAGCCTTGAAGTCGCTCACGCCGCTAAACTCGACCTGTACGGCATCAATGACTTTGCCTTTAATGCCTGCATAACCATTGTCGCTATCGCTGATGTCATAGCCGTTTACCCACGGCAGCCAGTCACCATTAAGCAAGTGCACACGATAGCGAGTTTTACCTTTTGATACTTTAAGAGCAATAGCTGAAATAGCTTGTTTCTTTCGTCCTGCTACATTTGACAAGCCCTTGACCTCGCTGTACCACTTGCCGTCTGCAAAGACTCTATATGTCAGCGTTGGCTTTTTAACCTTTGTTTCAGATTTGCCGAAGATGTTATCGTTGTAAATTACATTAGTATCAATATTTCCGCCATAGCCGTTGATTTTGCCTGTCGAGCTGTTCTGCCAAATATCACAGTTTAATTCATTTACGGAGTTATATTGTGCAAGCCAAATACTGTATTTTCTCTTCAATTCATCATAATCAAGACAGTTGTTAAACCAATTCAGATTAGCGTATATACCTGCTCTGTAGTTACTTTTCTTGATAGTTTCGCAGAAGCGTTCTGCAATCGCTGTAAGTTTTGTTTTGCCGAGTTTAACCATTGAATAATCTTCCAAATCATAATAAATTGGCATATCGAAATATTTATTTTCAACACACTCAAGGCAGGCTTTTGCTTCTTTTTCTGCATCATCGACACTATCAGCATAACTGTACCAATAGGCACCGATTTTAAGTCCAGCCTCTTTAGCATTACGGTAATGACTTTCAAACATTGTGTCTTTTTGCGATGTTTCTCTGCCATAGCCAGCTCTGATTATGACCGCTTTTATGCCGTCATTTTTCATTTTGTTGAAGTCGATATTTTGCTGAAATTCCGAAATATCAACGCAAGTAATTTTTGACATATATTAAACCCCCCATACAGCCATAATAGCATTGTAGTATTCTTCAGAAAGCTGTTCTTTTAAAAGCAACTTATCTTCTTCGCGATTCATATAAGCGTTACGTACATTCTCGCCAATCTGTACGTCTTTTCCGTCGATAACAACAAACTTCTGTCTCAACACACTCACGCTGTCCTTGGTAAGCGCATCAAGCGTAATTTTATCTTTAAGTTCCATAAACTTACCTCCTACTGTCTGATATATGTAATTGTAAGATTAATTTTCTCATCTTCAACAAATTTATCCATCGGTGAGCTGATGTAGAGCCACGAGCCATCAAGTCTTATATTCCTTAGCTTATTTGTAGTTGAGTACACAGCAAAGCACGACAACTTACTTTCAATTTTTGCTGGGAAAGGCAATCCTGACATCTGGATGTATGATTTATCGGCAATAAGTTTTGTAATATTTACCGATACTGTAACCACCTTACCGTTTTTCACATAATCAAATCTTCCCGCACAGCCCTCATAACTTGGTTGCGCCGGAGATAATTCTCCTGTACCGCTCTCAATATTTGAGCTATTATATTTTGTTGCAATACTTTGATTGAGAGTATTAACGCTGTTATATAAGGTGCCACTTGTGATATAGTTAGGACTATTCTCTTTAGGCGCAGCATCAAATGGCTTTTTGTCAAGCTTAAGGTTTAACGATCTGTTTATATATGTTTTGTCGTAAGCATCGGTAATTCCGTAACCGGCAAGAGTATCCGCCTTATCCGCTTTAAGATTAATCTTCATTGTCACTGTTTCGTCAATGTCTGTTATTTCATCTTCAAGCTCGGTTTTATCTGCCTTTGCAGATAAGGCTGTGTTAATCGCAATTATTCTCTCGCTTAGCGTGTTGATGTTGCCATCCGCAAGCGCTATGTCTATGCTGTTCTCGTATATGCCGTTTTCGATTTTGTTCAGGCTTTCTGCGCAAAGTGGTGTAGCTGTGCTCGGTGCGTCTTCCCAATTTGTTTTTGTGTATGCCATAATATTTATTCCCCCTTTGCCTCTATGCTGTCTGTCAGAGCTTTAATTCCGCTCAGTGTACGGCTCAACACATAGGCTTTTACTTTCTCTTTTTTAGGTTGTCCTGCGTTATCATAGACAAAATCACCGTTTGAATCAGTAACATAGCTTTCAATTTCTAATCCGTCACCAATCTGCACCCAAGGCCTGCCGTCAAGAGTAGCTGCAAGCGGTGTGTACGAACAGTTATAAAAGCGCTCGCCTGTTTTTCCACTTATAAGATTTTGCACATTGTGAACTAAAGCACCGCCTGTGCCGTCATCTTTTTGCCAACAAACTACATTTTTTGTAAAATCATATGTTACAACATCCTCACCCCACTGTGATTCTGCAACGGTAGTTTTAGCTTTTCTGTCGGTGAACGAGTAACCGTACGAAAAATTAAAACTGTTATAACCTGTACAATCGTATTCCTCTCCGTAAAGATTTTCGTAAAAATCATACGTTTCTGTATTTTTGCCAAGTTCAATATATCTGAATACACCTTTACCTTTATTCGGCACAACAGCACCGAATAAACCGAGCATTTCACAACAATTTTTTAGTATCTCGCCGTATGTAATCGTGTCTGAATTTTCAAGCCACGCCTGATTATATGTCGGAAAATCACGCACGGTAAGCCCTGACTGTTGGTTTATTACTTCGTCGAGAATTTCTTTGTTATCCTCGACCTGAATCATATGCTTTCCGTTGTAGTTAAGGCATAGCACAACCAATTCGCCGATTTTATAGCCGTTTGGATAAGTTTTCCATAAATTAAACAGCTTATTTGTTGCGTCAATATCATATAACATAGAGAGTGCGTCATAAGCGACAATGTGTCGCTTATTGCGGTTATTCTTGTCAAGCTTGGCACTGTCAATAATACCGCTAAACAAATAATATTCCTTTGCAGCTACGGTTTCTCCCGGCAAAAGTGATGTACCTAAAAACAGCTTTGCAGATGGCAGCAGCTTTTCTCCGCTCGGAAAACGCTGCGTTAATTTTACACTTATCCATTTACCGACAAGGTCTGTTGTAAAAATTCTGTCGTCTGAATTTACAAGGTCAATATCAAATTCAGAAGCAATACAACCGCCGAATTTTAATTTACTTTCGTCACAAATTGACTGTGTAAGGCTCATACTTTCACTCGCTATATTTTTCTCTGTTATATCCGGATATTCACCGTCGGGAAATGAGATTGTCAGTATATTTTCAATCAGATTTTCAATAGTCTGCTTTTTGTGCAGACTTGAAACTTCAAGCAAATTAACCACCTCTTAGTATTCAATGAATGTAAATGTTAAGGCGGAATATTTTATATTATCCGCAGTAATTATCTTTGGTGTGTATGTAATATCGGGCATATATGCGGTCATTGTACGATAAGCAAGGAGTTCATCGTCCCAATATTCAACATTGAGCTTGCGTTGCTGAGAATTTGACATAGCACCGTTTAAAACACTGCGAATAGTTCTCATTTCAGCAAGGGTAAGACCGTCCTTGGTATTGAATGTAATCTTAGTTTTGTTGTTCGGTGATGTTACTCGCCTTAAAAGGTTGTTGCTGTCACGATAAGCTTTAATCTCCGTACGCTGTAAAGGTGTGGCTTGATAACTTTCTTTAGCTATGAGCTTATGTGGAAACTGCAAGCCGTTTTTCGGGAATTTAATTAAATAGCCTTTAAATTCACTCAATCTTATCCCTCCTTACGCAAAAGCGGACCTGCCTGTGCGTTTCTTGATTTTGTTGTTCTCATCAGCAACAGCCTCAAAAAGCACTCTGCCGTCAGGCATAGTCAAGGTAATGTGAATATCTCCGCTGTTGCCTGTTCCGCCGTACTCCGCAAGCACCTCAGCCATAGCCTGTTTCATCGCTGATATTGGCGAAACAACTTCCGCTTCACGCTTATTATCGCCGAGAACTGCAAGAAATTCACCGTAATTTGCAGGTACATATGTGCCTGTAGCAAGTTTGGGGATGTGCACCTCATCAAGCTGCCCGGCGTGCCATTCCTGTCCGAATAGCTTGCCGATAGCGTTGGCAACCGTATCCACACCGCTTAGCATTCCGTTTAACGCTGAAATAAAGCCATTGATAAAATTTTCAAGTCCAGTTAAAACATTGTTAAGAGGCTTTTTGATGATGTTATACAAGGGTTCAAAAACATTTGAAAAGATTGTTTTTATAGGTTCTAAAGCCTTTCTTATATTCTTTAACATCATGGTAATGACACTCTGTACCTTTATACTTGTATCAGATAAACCATTGACAAGACCTAAAACTGTATATTGTCCACGCTTATACATTTCTTTTGACGGAGAATGTATATCCATTGCACTGTCATATTCTCTTAATATAGTGTTTGCAAGTCCGTTACTGTTTTTTACAAGGGCTTCTTGATATTCCTGTGTACCCTCAACAAGTCCCATTACAGTGTTTTTTCCTGAGTCTTTGGCGGCTTCTTCAAGTTTGTTTAATGTTTTCCATTGCGAGTTTTGTACATCTTCAAGACTGATCATTCCAGCTTTGTATGTCATTAAAACTGCTACAGCATCGGAATAATCTCCTTTGAGAACTTTTTGAACATCAGACATATCATCTTGTGTCATTATTAGCTTGTTAAGCCCAGCTGTACATTCATTGTATGAATTTTTTAGTTTCATTAAAGAATTTATTTCTTCGTATCCACCGTTGCCTAACACGGTTTCAATATTATTTTTTGCGTCAATTCTATCATCTGCTTTTAAAGAATTATTTTTATATCTCTCGTACTGGTTAATAAGCCAACTGTAAGTTTTTCCACTCTGCTTTAATTTGTTTTCAATTTGAGTCTGCTTAGAATTAAGTTCTGAAAGCAATTCGCTTTGATTTTTTCTTGCTGAAATTATAGATTTAGAATTTTCGGTTTGTAATTCTGATAAAGCCGAACTGTTAGCTAATAATTGATATTGATCAATCGTATTATTGATTTCATCTTGTATCTCAGATAAATCACCTTTCAGCTCAACCTTACCCCCATCGCTTATTGTGACATAATTATCCCATGTATCGCTAAAGCCGCTAACATTATCTTTAAAATATGTAACGATAGTTTGCAATTCTGACTGTTCTTCGGGAGTAAGTTCAGCTTTGCTGATTAAGGTTTCAAGTTTATCCTGATATTCATCAATCAATGTATTATCAGCATAGAGCTGGTCAACCTTATCTAATGTATTTTTGATTGTGTCTGTAATTTTCTGCGTTGTATTTTCAAGTCTGTTTTTCACATCGTCTATTTCATCACAAAACTTTTTAGCCTCAGAATTGCTCCATTTTAGTTCATTGTAAATTTGAACCGCTGAAACAATACCCGTTATTGCGCTTGCTATAATAAGCAGAGGGTTAGCCGAAATAACCGAACTGATGTTTTTAACTGCTGATGTGACTTCACTTATACCACTCGCAATAGTCTTACCTGTCTTGAATGCGATAACTGCTGCGGCAACAGCGCCAATACCCGTTGCTACTGCTTTTAACATATCCGGACTTATCTTATTAACTATATCTGAAATTGTCTCAAGAGCCTCAGAAAACAAATTTAACAAATCCGGTACAGCTTTCTCAATCGTCCATTTTGCAAGCGGCAATAAAACATTCTTGTACGCTTGTTTTAGCTTATCTCCGCAAGCCTTGAGCAGATTTCTGAATCCCTCGGTCAAGCGTTCAACCGCCTGTGCAACGGGGTTAATGTCAAGGTCCTCAAGCCATTCGAGGCGGTCAGCTGACATTTCATCAAGCAGCCCTGTTATATCTTCGACAATGCCTAATATGCTCTCCCAAATTTTTCTGCCTGTATCGTTTTTCTCCCAAGCGTCTTTAATTTTGGTTCTGAGAGTTTCAGTATAGTTATTGCAGTTGCGGATAATCTCAAGTATATTGCTCCAAATTTTCTCGCCCTTACCGTCATTCCACACATGCCTGAATGTATCGCCTACCGTATCCAAAAGCTCAACAAGGCTGTTCCACTTGTCGATAAATGACTGTACAACGCTGTCGCCTAACCCTGCTTTGTCCCAAGCATTTGTAAAAGCCTCTGCGATATCACCTACTGTGCTTACGAAAGTGTTAATTAAAGCGTTGATATTTCCAAGCACCTTTTCGCCTGTACCGTTATTCCACACTTTTGCCCACGAATTTTTAATCGTTACGCAGGCGGTTTTTACCTTGTCAAGCGAATTTACAATATTGTCAATAGTCTTTCTTGTGTGCCTGTCGCTTTCAAGCATAGCTTGCTCAAGTGCATTTTGCATTGATTTGATTTCAGAGCTTGGCGCTTGCGTACTTGTGTCTGAGCTGTTGTCCGAGGTGTCGCTCATCACATTGAGTTCATCAAAGCCTGCAAGGTTTTTCTGTAAGTCCTCAGCTGCCTCCGATGTTTTTTCAATCTCAGATGTAGAACTGTCCGCTTGACTTGCAAGGTCTGACATATCGCTTACAGCTGAGCTTGTCGCATTGCTTGTTGCAGTAGAATAGCCGAACACCTGAGCTGTAAAGTCTTTAAACTTCTGTGCCGCAACGCTAAGTCTTGAAATAAACTGATTAATGCAATTAAGCAGCGGAGTAAAAGCATTTATCAAGCCTTGACCGATTGTAGCCTTGATACTGTCAAACTGCAGCTGTAAAATTCTCGTTTGATTTGCCCAACTGTTTTGCGTTCGGGTAAAGTCACCTGTTGCATTATTGAGTTGGTCAAGCACAAAGTTATACCTAAGCGTTACCTTTTCAGCCTCGGTCATTTCCGATGTTGTCTTGCTCCAGCCGTTTGCCATTGCGTAATTGTCAAGTGCGTTCTGCGTCATTACAATGCCAAGGTCTTTGAGCGTTTCGGTTTCACCGCTGAAAACAGATTTCAGCTTTGTGTACGCCTCGTCTTGCGTTATGTTGTAAAATGACGCCACATCACCCGTAAGAGCCGTTAAGGCTGTTGACATATTAAATGCTTGCTGTTCCGTAAAGCCGAAAGCCTCTGCCATAGAGCCGAATGTACCGACATATTTTTTAGCCATAGTTTCGGATAAGCCGTAAGATTTTTGTGCTGACTTTGCCCAATCGTCCACACTTGCAGACATATGGCTGAAAGTAACATCAACTACATTCTGCACTTCTGCAAGGTCTGAGCCAAGCTCTATGCTTTCCTTGCTAAAACTTACAACCGCCGCCGTACCGAAAGCGGTAAGCAGCGTTCTGCCGATCATTTTCGCCTTGCTTTGCAGTCTGTCAACAGCCGTTCTGACTGTTTGTAATGATTGCTTAGCCTTTTTTGCACTCATAGAAACTGATTTCTTAACGCTTTCGCAAGTATCATTTGTGCTTTTGCCGACTGCCTCTGTGTTGCGATTAGCTGTGCTCTCAACCTTATCAACAACATTTTCGGCAGATTGCTCGACTGATTCTGATACCTTTTGCGCTGCCTGTGCGGTTTGCTTTGCCGAGTTTTGAGCCTGTTCAGCTTTTCCCTGTGTGGCAGTAATTTCACGCTTTGCTGAGTTTTCTGCCGCCTGAGACGATTTATCAGCCTGCCCTTTAGCAGTTTGTGCTGTCTGCCTTGCACCCGACTGTGCTTTCTTTTGAGCCGCCTCAATAGCTTTATTGATTCTTGCAATATCGCTGTTAAGACCGCTTGTGTCGATTTTTGTATTAAAAATCAAACTACCGTCAACCGCCATGTAATCACACTCCTTTCTGTAAAATTAAGGGCGCAGCAAAATGCGGCCCCTTGTGGTATAAAAACAGCGCACACCCAAAGATGTACGCTGTAAAATTTGAAAAATTTTAGCCACCCCGTTTGGAGTGGCTTTTTAATTGAAGATAGATTAAAGGATTGCGACTGTCAGCTTATTTTTATGGTCGCCAATGACAGTTAGGACATTCTGCAATGTCATTATAGGAATTTATACAATGACATTGTGGGCATTCCCACTTATCATTACTAACAAACTTTGCTTGTCGGCTGTCGGTATGTTCCAAATGACAGTTAGAGCATTCGGTAGCCTCTGCTTTGTTCATACAATGACATTTAGGACATTCCCAATCTGTTGTTTTGGCGATTACTGAGCTTTTACCTGCACCCAACTCTTCAAGATAAGCAAGTATTTTAGCAATACCGCCAAAAATCAGGCATAATAATACTGTTGATACCCAGCATACAAGCATTAAAGTAAAATTAAAACTGCGGGTTACGGTATCAGTTAGAAAATTTGTATGTACGCTTTGGAAAACTGCGCCTAAAGCTATTCCTCCGACTGCACCAAGTATCAATAGTACGACTGTTATACCTTTGTAAAATTTGCTGTTCATAAAATCACTCCTTTGTTACATAATATAACAAAGTTTGTGTATTGTCAACAATAATTTTATGTAACACCTATACAAGATTGTTTATAAAATCCTCTTCGGCGTCAAGTTCTGCTTGCTGTTCGGGAGAGAGCTTTTCCTTGATGTCAACAAGCTCTTTGTGCTCATTGTAAAAATCACGCTCCCATTTTTCAAGCTTTTTGCCCTTAGCACGCTTGCCTCTTATGTTCATTACCTGCGAGAGCAAGCCGTCGCCAACCTCGCTGAAATAGCCGAGAAAAGTCCACCAATGCACATAGCTTGCAATCCTTGTTTCAAAGCCTGCAACCTTGTTAAGTGCTGGGAAAATAATGCTTTCGTCATAGCTCCAATCAATAATTTTGACTGGAGCTTTTTTCGATTTCGGCACATCCCCGCCGTCAAGAAACCACAATGCCTTTTTGAGTGCCTCCTCAACATTCTTTGGAACTTCCTTGTATAAGCAATTCAAGCATACTGCCGCTTTTTCGCAGTAGGTTAGCTCTTTGTCGGCATAAGCCTCGAAAATCAAGAGAGCAATACGAAAATCGGAATTAATCTCGTACTGCTCTCCGTCTATTTCAAGGCTTGTAGGAAGTAATCCAATCACTTTGCAAGCCTCTTTGCTTGATTGAGGTACTTCTCAATATGTTTGCTCTGCTGAGCGTGTGCGTTTTCAATGTCACTTACGATGACCGGCACAACGCAGTTGAGAAAGTTCTCAAAAATCATACTGCCATCATCACAGATTGAAAGGCAATTTACATCGCCAAACGCACCCTGACTTACACCTGCACCGAGAACATAGTCTATTTCTTTGCGGATTTCCTTGTCAACATCAAGAAAAATTTCAAAGGTTACATCCTCGGGTTTCATATTCTTGTACTTCTGCACAAGCGCTTCGGTGCGTTCTGTCAGCTTGTTAATTCGCTCAACGAGTGAGTAGTCTGTGGTGTTAATCTTGATTACCGTGCTTTCATCATTGTTGATTGCATATGTTTTTAAGGGTGTTTTAAAATTCAAACTCTGCATAGAATCACTCCTTATACAGTTTCGGTAAATGTCGGTACCTTATCTGAGATTGTCGCTGTACCCTGCTTTCTGTTGCCGTCAAATGTAACATTAAACGGAATGTTTACACCGCCCTGCGCACCGCCGTATGACTGCGGCTTAACAATGCAGTCCTCAATCCAAGCATCATAAGGGCCTGTTTTCTTGTCAATGAGCACTTCAAGAATTTTGGTTTTGCAGTCATCACCGGTAAGGCGGTTCATTGCAATATCCTTGATTTTCGGGTAAATGCTGTCACCTGTATTTGCGTAATATGTACCTGCGTCAAGGGTAGGCTCGTAGCCATTGTCATTTACAGAGGTTTCATCAAGAATGTTCTTTACTGTGCTTGTGTCCGGACTAAGCTCGACCGACATATCGTCAATGTCCTTGCCGATAAGATACCACTTTGGACTTTCGCCTGTGCCAAAGCTCGCGTCAATAAAATGTAAAAGGTAACTTCTTTTGAGTTTACCGATATCGGGTGTTGATACTGCCATAATAATTCCTCACTTTCAATTTTCAATAGTGTATTGGGCGGTGATTTGCAATTGGTACTGCACACCGCCGTTGTTGTTTTCGTCAGGTATGCTGTAAAGCATTCCGTTTGAGCAAGTGAGTTTTTTAAGCTCACCGCATAAAACGTTGTCGCCGACTTCAACTTCTATGTCACCCTCTGCGTGCCGTTCAAGCCACATTTGCAGTTCAAGCAACATTCCACTGTTTACAAGTCGGTCATAATCGTTGAGCGACTGACAGGTAGCGTACAGGATAAAGGTGTGATTGCGTATTTGATTTCCTAAAATATCTTCGCTGACAAGCGTGTCACCTGTCGGAGAAAGTCCAAAATCCTGTACCTTATTTGTTGAATAATCAATGTGCACAAGCTCGCCGATTTTCGGAAACTCCTGCACAACGGACCTTACAAGTTCGATTATATTCATTTTGCATTACTCCCAAGTCTTCTTGCCGCCGCTTGCAGAATATCTCCTTTGCGGTCGGCTTTCATTCGCTCAAACCACATTTTGCCCGCAAGCGGGTGCTTGTCCTTGCTGTACTGAATATCTCTGCCTGTCGGGTGTTTTTTCTTGCCTTTAGGACTTCGCCAACCGATTATAATGCCGTCACCGCTATAGCGTCCGAATACGATATGCTCCGTACCGTCTTTTTCTCGCACGATCGGATAGTTAGGACCATACACTTTGCCATAGTAAAGATACCTTGCATAAGGTGTAACCTGTTTGATTTCTCCACTGCCTATAACGGTATGTATAGTTGCTGAATTTTCGAGTACGCCGATTTTAAAAGGTGTGTACGGCTTCATCAGCTTAATGCAATCCTCGTCAACCTCTTTTTGAGCAAGTAACAGGTTATTATTCAGATTGCCTGCAAAGTTCTTGCTCCACTTGAGAGAAAGAGTGCCGCTAACATCAGACGGCTGATTCACATTAAAAAGCATTTAATCACCTCGCAGATACTTTGATGTGCTGTAAATCCGCAGGGCCGTAAAGCAAACGGTCAATACTCATTACTGTGTGAATTTCGTATTTGTCACGCAAGGTTTTTAGGCTCTCTGATACGCTCCTGTCGCTTGAATTATCAAAGATGAAATTACACTCACCTTTTACAATAATGTCTTGAGAGGGGGACAAAGGGGATATATCAGCGTTTGGAAACAGACCGTTGCTCGGAAATAAAAAATCATTCGGAGCAAGAACAAGCGCATTTAACGGAATGTATATAGCTATTCCGTCAGCGTTCTGCATTCCGCTTTTAAGTACGTTAGCGGCTTTGCACTCCTGCCAATGGCAATGCGGAATAATAAGCCTGTCAAACCCTTTGCCGTTAAATCTGTAAAGGGTCATCATAGTATCCGTAAACATAATCAAACACCTCTGTACAAAAGGTCTGTGTCTGCAAGATACTTATATACTGCGGATTTAACACATCGTGTAAGTTGCTTTTTGCGAACCTCACAGCTTTCATACGAGCGTGACACATCTCCGACTTTTTCTGATGTTATGCCCTCACTGCCGCTCATATTATCGGCTTTATACATCAGCTCTGCGACCTCACAGCAACAAAGTTTCACAGGCTCGATTATATCTTTTGTATCGTCAATATTTGAGCCTGTGTAAGCATTAATAATAAGCGTTGCATCTCTTGCGTAGTAGGCAAAAGCGGAGGTAATGACCGCTTTTCTGCCACATAGATATTCGGATTTATAATAGTTTTCGTCAGCGTAAACGGTCAATATTAACACCTTCTTAAGCCTTAGCGGCAGCGTGGAGATAAATGCCCGCTGTCTTATTTTCGTAAACATCTGCAATGCCTACCATTCTGTAACCGAACTTGTAACCGTCCGAATCCTGATTCACAGCAGGTTCGATGACCTTGGTATCAAGGTGCTTTGTAAACTGAATAAGCGCAGGCTTATGAATAATCATAAAGTTGATGTTTGAGGCGGCAGTGGCTTTCTGATAGCCGCCCTTGGTCTTGCCGCTTGATGTGCCGTCAAGCTGTTCAATCGCTGTATAAAAGCGTGTCTGCGGCACTGTGATAATCTTAGCAAATCTGCTGAGAACCTCTCTTGACTTTGTTGTGTCCAAATCCTGCACAAGTCCGTAAAGAGTTGGTGTAATGTAAAGGTAACGCTGCTCGTACGGAACTTCGTCCTCGTCCATCTGAGTAGTACCCTTGCGGAGTGCCTCGATTACTGCCGCACCTGTGGTAAGGTTTGCAGGTGTGGCAGAGGTAATACCTGCGTGACTTGCGTATGCAGCAAAGCGAAATGCGTCAAGCTCCGGCACAACCTTGGTGCGGATAAATTCGCCCGAAAGTCTGCCGAACGCAACGCCTGCGGTTTCTACATTGTCCATTGTATCAACAGTAAACATTCTGCCACGGTCGAAGTTACATTTAACCGTTTCGTTAGTAAGGGTAACATCGCCGCCAACATATCCGCTGTTACGGGAATAATTTGCAAGTCCGTCCATTGAAATCATTGGAATAATAAGTTCATTGGAGTTTGCGCCCGCTGTCGCAAGGTCGGACGCACCGTCAAGTTCGCTTGTAAGTGAACTCTGCTTGTAAACCTCGTCAAGCAAAGTAGTGTAAGTTTTAAAAAGTGCAATAGAATTTGCCATAAATTTTCACCTCATTAATTATTTTTCGTCTGTACTAAGTCCCATTGCCGCCCTCATACTTGCGAGCGGATTAGACTTAATGCCTGCATTTCCTGTATTTTTCACAGGATTTTGGAAAGGCTCGTCCGAGCCGAACATATAGCCGTTTTCGGATTTCACGCTTTCAAGAGCCTTAGTAATATCGTCTGCCTGATTTTTTGATGTTTTAAGACTGTCAAGGTCAAGCAGAGCCTTAACCGCCTTTGCGTTTCTCGCACCGCTCTTTGAAATAGCGCCGTCAAGTACAGAGTTAAACTCCATATCGGCAATTTTTGTCTGATACTCGGTTTCTTTGTCTTTAAGGTTTGTGTTGAGCTTTGCAATCTCGCCTTTAAGATTTTCGACATCTACGCCCTCAAACTCTTTAAGTGCTGTCTGTGCTGTTTCAAGCTGTGATTTGTAATTATCTCTTGCGGTTGTGATTTTTTCAACCTCTGCAACAGTCTTGTAATTTGCAAGCACCGCCTTGTCAAACTCTGCCTTTTTCTCATCGGGAATCGTAATACCGATTTCAGAGAGAAGTGTGTGTATGTTCTTCATAATATAAATCCTTTCTGCATAGCTTATATTCCGCTTTGCCTGCGGTAGAAATTCAGCCGTATAAACCAACGGCGGGGTAAAATAAAAGCACCTATGCAATCAAATGCAAGGGTGCTTAATCTGCTTTATTTTTGTTGTCTTCAACCTCAATAACAAAACCTCTGTCAATAAGGCTTTTCGCTCGGTCTTTGGTACATTCAAAGACTTCATTGACAGGTCTGTTGATAAGACCGTTCATTTTATCGTTAAACGACACAACTACTTTTACTTTCATTTTGTCACCGCCTTTCTGATTTTGGGTATTAAAAAAGCACTCAATCTGATTGATTAAGTGCTAATCTCTGTATTAAATTCACGCATAACAAAACCGCCCACAAGGAGCGGTTAGTCTTCTTCCAAGTAGTCAAATTCACTCGACATTGAGCGTTCTTTTTCTTCGTCTGTTAATGTAGAAAGAAATTCTTCCATACATTTTATTTGCAATTCAATAGGTCCGTCGATAATTGCGTTTCTTGATTTATTTTCTTCCACTCCAAATCACCCCAGCTTTTGATTTATTTAGCAAAGTTTTAACAAATCTATCTTTTTCCTCATCGGTTTCCTTAACCACTATCTTCTTATACAATCTATTACACTCAAGAGCAAATCTATTGTTGTCAAAATCATCGGTTTTAGTTAAATATTCAACTGTGCCGTTGTTTTTTACAATAGTAATTGTTCTAACATTTTTATTTGCAAATACATCCAAATCGTTCATAGAATAACTACTGTTTCTCGGATGATTATGTAAAATAGTTAAATTTTTTCCTTTTGTCTCCAAGTATGTGCCAAAGTCAATTTTTTCATCAGAACCTGTAAATGGTTTATAGTCAACCAATCCGTCGCGAAAAACAAATGCAACTTCTTTATTGTCATTTTGTTCTTTTGAAAATTTCAAAAGTTCCTTATGTTGTTTTTGAATTTCAACCCTTTGTTCTTCAGAATATCCGGCAATATCAACTTTCGGCACTCGCTCGATAGCTTTATCTGTTATTGGCGTAATAGGCTTTTTATTTTCCTCTTTTATTATACCACTACCGCCCGATTTTTCAACACCGAATTTACCTTTAAAGGTATGATTTTCTGTGTTTTTAATCGGCAAAGAAGTAGTTTTTATTCCGCCTATCGGTGAACTGGCTTTTTTAGGCTTTGTAATACCCTCAACGTTGCTGCCGCCAACCGTTACCCTGTCCCATTGTTGAGAAAGTCCGACGCTTTTTGAGAAGTTCACATATTCATCGGAAGTTTTTACATATCTTGCACGAGCGTTAATTATTGCTTGCTCGTCAGCCCCGCCTTCTTCAAGCAATTTTATTTTCTGCCTTTGTGCCCGCATTGTGGTTTCAAGTCTGCGCTGTCTTTGGGTTGCCTCGTACTTTGTGTATGTCTTGCCGTTGTATTCTACAGGCTTGTTTTCCTCTGCGTTCATCTTGTCTAGCTGTTCATCTGTGTATGTGCGTGGAGTTATGCCGGGAGTGAAAGGCGAATATGAGTGATAGCAGTTTGCGCCGCAAAGTCCTGTTACCGTGCCAAGTCCGCACACGCTCTCGAGTTCTTCCTTACTGTACACTCTGCCTTGCCACACCTGATGGCTCGGCCTTGCTCCACTGTGCCACGATACCTCAAAGTAATTTGTGCCGAGTTTTTCGGCGTTTTCCTCATTGATTTTGCCCACAACCTGATTCAGTCCTGTTGACACCGCACGCCTTGCCGCAACGGTAACTCTATTGCTGTGACCGCTTGCATAGTCAACCGTACGCAATCCGCTGTTTGTCATTTCGGTTACGGTTTTTTCGAGTACGGTATTATAATCACTCGCACCGCTTGCAATTTCCGTGACGGCTTTATCAAGTGTTTCTTGATAATAGTCTGCAACGGGAGTAAAGCCCAAACTGCCGTCAGGCTGTCGCTTTGCAAAGCCCATTGACTGTGTAATGTTTTTACATTCGTTTTGTGTCTGCTCTTGTACGGCCCTCACAAATTGCTGTAGTGGCTCGTTTTCTGAATATGGTATAAACTCCTTGCCTTGTTCAATAAAAGCACTCTCCGCCTCGTTATATCCGCTTTCCGTTATATTTGTAAAGATGTTTTCAACTTCTTTATCGCTAAGGTTAAGTGTCCTTGCGACAATGTCTTTGATTCGCTTTTTGCTTGTACCTAAATCGTATAATCTGCTCATTTTATAGCCTGTTGACGGTATAATCTCCGCAGCTTCAAGTAACATTCTTACTATTTCCGTCATTATGCTCATTTGCAGGCTGTCAAAAATTTGCTCGAGTGCAATCGGGATTGCCTCTGTAACTTCGGGAGTAAACATCAGTCAACAACCTCCGAGGACTGCGGCAGGTTCTTTTTTGCTGTCTTTTCGTCCTCTCCGTACCATTTCATACGATACTCATCAGGTCGCATAATTCCAAGACTCAAGTCCTGAATATCCTGTGTGCGTTCGGTCTGTTCATCTGTGAGAATACTGTCCTTAAAGTCACAAACGAATGTGTAACCGCTTGTTGTCAGCGAATTGTAAAAGGCGAGAGCATACACCAAATCGTCAAGACAATATTTAAGCTGTTTCTGAATTGCCGATACCGTGTTGTACTTTCGGTTCTTAGCCGATAATATCTCCGTAGCCGTCTTTGCGACAGTGTCGGGGTCGGATAGGTCACCATACGCAAGGCCGACCGAAAATTCAAGTCTGCGAAGATATGTATTTAGCCCGTCCGTAATATCAGATTGACGAATTGCAGGAGAAAAATCTTTGAACAATTCATTATCTCCGAGGTCAACATCTACAGCTTTGTAAAGTCTTTTGTTGAGTTTTTCAGTACCCTCTTTCTTGAAAGCTGCGGCATCAACATGTATTGCCCTTTCGCCGCTCTCAAACTCCCAATCAAGTCTGCCGAATTGTGTGTCTATTTTACGAATAAGATTTATGTCATTTGCGTAGACAGAAACACCGCAAGATGAGCCGTCAATCGTGTTTTTAATCGGTGTGCGAAAATAACCGAAAGCAGGGCGGAGCATTGCGGGGTATGTAACAGCATTCGGCAGGCTTGCCCACTCGTCAACTGCCGCAAGCGGAATTTCTCTTCCGAGTTGCCCCTCACTTGCAGACACATAAGCAGTGTTGGTAATTGTCAATCCCTTTTCGGTATCAAGGCTGTGATACTCAAGCCTTGTGTAATAGTTGTCGCCGATCTTCTTAAATTCAGGAAAGATGACTTTTACAAGCCTATGCCTTGCGTCAAATTCAATCGGCACAAAGGCATTTGCGGAAATATACTGCACCTTGTCGCCGCCTAACGGTTTAATCACCATTGCGCCTGTTGCAAGGCCCGACTGCAATTCGGAGTTAAGGTCTTCCGTTGCGGTTTCAAAGATTTTCTGCAATTTGTCATTGCTTACGCTTGCGGTCATTTCGTTAAGCGTGATGTTTGCAAACTCTCTTGTAATCGCCTGCTCAAGCCTTAAACTTATAACGCTGTCGGAAAGCCAAAAAGCCTGCCCCGCAAAGCATTTCTGCCACATTTCAATGCTTTGCATCATATCATCTGTAATCGCAAGTTTAACGCCCAAAGCCTGTTTAATATCCTTTAGAGGGAACATTCTCTGCCACACTCCTTTCAAAAAATTTATGAATTGCATTTCACACCGCCCTTATAAATCTTTTTATATCCCGTTCAAATGTGTA